CAAAGGATTATTTTGTGCTGTCCAATTATCGACATCACCACCTGAATATTCTATTAAAAGGATATATTCTGTTTCTGGTGACATCCCGTATTCATCTTCAAATGTAAAGCGTGTTTCTATAGCAGCAGTCGAAGTTATATCGTCAACATCCACTGCATTTGACGTAGCTCTGAGAGTAGCCCCTGTTGAATCATACAGCTTGGCATAAATATTACCTGTGCAACCTGCAACAGATTTTTTCAGGTATACATCAACATATGTTAAAGGTATTGTGTAGCCAGCAGTCCATGCCTGAGTAGTAAACTTGCATCCACAAGCCTGCTTGCTTCCAGCATATACATCCTGTGTTACGCTCTCATCATAAACAGGAAGTGTAGCAAGATTAGAATAATTATATCCACTCGTCCCTTCACCATCGTCATACGCAAGAGTAACAGTGCTGCCGTCTGACTTTTTCAGATACCCACCGTCCATGATAACCGCAAGACCATTGAACGGCTGTATGGTAGCTTCTCCTTCCAATGTAGCCAGTTCACTACCAGGCTCCATAGAACCTTCACTGCCTGATAACTTATAAATCTTGTGGTTGGCATCTACTATGAAAATATAATTGGTAGTACCGATAGGAACATTAGCTATATGAACTATTGAAGAACTATCATCCGTAGCTGTGCTGGTAAGCTTCTTAACCCCTTCTCTTGTTGCTAATTGCCCAAAAGAATTAACTTTTAGATTAAGCCCTGAAACAAACTCATTAGGACTTAACATGGTTTCTGGAGAAACAAGATTTAACCCTAAAGGTCTGGTTAAGAACTTTATTGCATCTTTCTTCTTTCTAAACCCCGGCAATGGTGGTTCAAATAACCTACGACTCATTATTAAATCCCTTCAATAGAAAACATATCACTTGATGCTCTCTCTTGTCTGATACCTCTTGAATACACTAAATTCATTGCATTTACCCAATCAATTTGTGACAGTGCTAATTGCCTGCTTCCATCATTTTCAGAAGCCTCAAGTATTTCGACAATCAGCTTTCTCTGGATATATGAATTGAAAATATTTTCCCACGGAAGGCTATCTGAAGCGTAAGTAGCCATAGCTGTCAATGGTACCCAATAAGTATGATAAATGGTGTACGCATCATCAGGTACCCATAAGTATCCTATATCGCCACCTTCTGTTACATAGAATGCTTCCGGCTGATTTGTAGAAGTGTCATAATCCCATTTGATTTTATCTGCTTCTGAAACTTGAGTTAAATACGTATCTTCACCGTCAACCCAACTCCCATCACGCAAAAAACCCCCTTTTGTAGTAAAAGAGGGGGTATATTCACACGTATCGGCTACTGTAGTTACAGAGTCTATACCATAAACAAGATTAGATTGGATATTTACAAGAGTTGCATAGATTTCCTCAAGTATATCATTGACCATTCCGATAAGTTCATCATCAGTAAAAAGAAGCTTATCTGTATCACCTGACTTAACTCTCGCCCTATCAATCGCTGTCTTTAGGCTTGCCATATATTTTTCTCATATTGTCTAAGCCCCCACTTCTTCTATCAGATAATTAGGTGTTCGCTTAAACATATTAATTAATCCCGTTGTCTTGTCTCTTCGCAGAGTCATTCCGGGATAATGGTTTCTTGCCATTGCTTCTGGATTCTTTGCCTCATATATGCCGCTGTCAGGTGCTATTGTCAGCTTGGTTTCTTCTACAGAATTTTTCAATACCGCCAACTGAGCCAGAGAAAGTTCTACCTCTTCGCCCGGATAAAACACACGCCTGTTCTTCGCAGAATTAACACATACGCTGATAGGAACATCTCTATTGTCTTCATCACCAGAAGCCCTATGAACTCTCACTTTCTTCATTGTGGTCATAAGATTAACCTCTTTTGGTGATTCTTTTTTAGCTGGCTTTTCTTCCGCAGATTCTTTTTTCCCTTCTTTCTTCACACCGACATACCCACCACCAGAAGACGCTACAACATCATACTCATCAAAAACGCCTTCATTAACTAATGCTTCCGTTGCATCTTTCTTTGTTTTAAAAGACTTGTCGCCTACATCATAAAAAAGTTCCATTTCTATCTCCTTTGTCGCTGGCCTTTGTTGCCAGCCGTGAGTTAAAATTGTTGTAGAGCAGGCTCGTTAAAACCTGCTCCTGATTAATAAATGGTTATGTCATAATTGTAAGATCAGATATTGGATAAATCCCGCAATTAGCAGGAAATACAAAGCATACATCATTTGTATCAAAGTCAGCCGCAGTAGTGGCTGAAGCATCAACACCAGCAGACAGAGCAGTATACAGCCTGCAATATTTTGTACTGTCAGCAGGCTTTGTAATACTTTTAATATACGCATAATTTCCATTTGTCTGATTGTAGATTATCCACTGTCCGTTACTAGATACACCAAGTTCCAGAAAATCAAAACTTCCATCTTCAAAATATGTATTAGAACTTGTAGTACCATCATGCACGCAACGTATCCACGGATAGTTTATACGCCATGCTTCTATCATCACTATTTCTTCATCAGCGAAAAAATCCATAGCAGCCGCAAGCTGTATTCCATTAGCATCTATCCAATTACTAGGATCTACAGAAGATGGATCGGAAGAAGTATCAATAGAACTTTCAGTAAATTGTACCAAAGAAACACCTGCTGACGATACTAACGCCCTGTCACCTGCATTAGCCAAGGTAAATCCACAGGCATCTCCCTGTAAACGATACCACTCAAAACCACCACCATCGGTAAGGCTCCGAACAAGCACCTTATCTGGACACCATCCAATATTAATGAATAGGTCCGCTGTATTTGTTATTGCTGCATAACAACTGAAATAATTATCCATTGTTTTTTACTTCCTTATAAATCTGTGCAGCCAGACTCAATTCTGACCATGAAGTCTTCGTTAAGTCTCTTGGTTACTTTCGCCATCTTCCAACCGGAACTGCCCCTTTGGTCGAGAGCATCGTCAACACCACTTGCCCCTATCTTCTTTACAATATTTTTGATATTGCCTTTCTGAAGAGGAGTAGTACCAACAGCATTGGCACCAAGAATCACAGTAGCGTAAACATCAATGTTGGTATCGTCTGACGTGACAAGCCCCGGCCCACTCGCAACAACAACACCGCCTGCTTCCCATATCTTTGCATTGGTAGTAGTTTCTATACGAACATTACCATACGCACCAATCTCATCAGGTTGGACACCCTTTTGGCTGGCATAGTCCTGAGCCTTGGTAAACCCGGCCATGTCTTCAAAATCCTGCCGCATATCAGTGTGTGTGATAGCTCTATAAGCAGTCGGTACCGAAACAGTAGCTATCTTCGCACCAGCCTGAATAGCCTCGCTTATCTTCTTGGCATTTCCACCTTCAAGAATCCTGATAGCAGCTTTCATGTCGGTTGCTGATATTGCAGTGGCTACGCTTGTTCTGGTGGCTACATCATTCGCATATCGAACACTGGTGCCTGCAACCATGACATCACGATCAAGCGTATCAGAAGTTAGCCCCATCTGTTCTCCAAGTATTCCTGAAAACTCTACTAGAGAATTATCAAGAGTGGTCATGCTTAACCAATCTGTATATACGATAAAATCACCATACTGGCTGAGAGTCGCATATATGTCAGTGGTTGAAGCCTGTTTCCCTGTTGGAGTTACACCCTCTTGCAGTTTTGTAGTATTGACTGCCAGAGAGTTGTACCGTCTAAAATTAATCCTTGTCCCGCTATTCGCAGGAAGAGGACGTGCCTGACAATACTTCCCATGAACAAGAGAAGGTAAAGCCCTTTCCAGCAAATTGCGGTCATAATACCCTTGTATATTTACCGCTACTTGACTTGTACCTGTTAAAATAGCCATAATTTATATCTCCTTGTTAAAATCCACGAGCTTTATTTATTATCTCTGTGAATTTGCTATTTGGTAATTCCCATATTTTCTCTTCTGAATTAACTGGTTGTTTCTTTTGTAAGTTACTTATTCCTGCCTTAAATGGAGGTTTCTTTGACTGCTGTTGCGCTTTTGCCACTAATGGATTAGGTTTTGTCTTACTCTTAGGTTTAATAACCTGTTCTTTTACTTTGTCGTAAAACTTTAAGAACTCGCCTAAATCATTATTTATCCTATCATAGTCACCTACAGTTAATTTAGGTATATAGTTAATAACTTGTGGATAAACAGATGGGAAGTAATGTGGATCACGTATCTTGCAAATAGTCTCTATTTTAGTAGCAATATCTTCTTTAGGTTGCTGTACTGTTTGAGTTTGTGTTTGCCTTGATACATATTCACTTAAATTTGCTTCTAACCATTCATCCGCTGTTTCATAATCATCTATACTTTTCGATTTAAATGCTTGTTTTGGTTTTTCTGCCTGTGGTGTCTGTTCTTCGCCACTTTGCAACTTTCCCTTAACATATTGGTCAACAGTATTAGCTAGGTCAGGATAGCGTTCTATAAGCTTTGCTATACGACTATGAGGCCCAACCTTATAATCATAATCAAACCCTTTTTGCGCTAATTCTATTAGCTTCTGCTCAGTAAGACGATATACTTGCCCATTGTGTACTATTTCCCTGTATTGAGGTTCACGAACAGCTTTTGGCCCCACTGGAGGTTCTTCTGGAGTTTCTTCTGAATGTTCCTCAACAAGTTCCTCAGAAGGTTCTCCTGCAGGTTCCTCAGCAGGTTCCTCAGCAGGTTCCTCTTGAGGTTTCTGCTCTTCATCTTTAGGTTCTTCTTCATGTACCTCTTCTTCAGGCTCAACAGGTGTTTCATCTACTTTAATAGCATCCCATTCTTCTTGTTTCTTTTTTTCTTCTTCTGTTAAATTAGACATTGTCGTCTCCTTTTCTTATAGCTATTGTTGCTATTAATATTTTTTGGCATATTGTCGCCAAATAAAAAAAGCCCTAATCAATGCCTAAGCATCGAAAAGGGCTTCAATTTGTTTTGAGTATCCCTGTGTAACTTATATTATATTTAGTTCATTTTTAATGTCTGCAATAACTTTACACTAGATATTCCACCTTTAAAGAAATTAATAGTTATAGAACCTACTTCCTCATTATTAATCCAAGCTTTTAACAAGTCAATAATTTGTTCTAAATTTTTATTATCTTTAGTCTTATCTGTCATACTAGCACATCTTCAGTGTTCTTGTCAATATCTTCCTGCCTACTTTCAAATTCATCTGCATTAATATAATCTGTTAGTAACTGTAGGAATTGTTTTAACGCCATGTTTGCAAAATGTATTGTCTGATATTCTTCCATTGTAGTACCATAGGTTAAAGACTCAAATGCCTCATGGTATCCCTGTTTTATTTCATCAAACAATCCCATAATCTCTTTATCGTTAAGTATCTTTTTAGCAACTCTAGCTCTTTGCTTTCTTTGCTCAATACCTTCTTCAAGCATTTGCTCTATACTTTTATCTTCAGTAGTAAAACTTTGCCCCATATTAATTACCCTGCTTATTCTTTTGAGAAGCCTTTGTATTTTCAGTTAATAGCTTTAGCATATTATCGTTTTTATTAGACTCACGTTTTACCCTTATACCAGTTAACTTGGCTTCTACATCAGCCAGCCTTGCTTCCATATCTCTTTGACTTGCCCTATCTTTCTGTATAACACCAGCAGACCGTATTTCCTTATCAGCTTCAGCTTTAGCAGACTTGACTTCTACTTCTTTAGCCTTAATCATAAGTTCTGCCTGTTTCAGTTCATTCTCAAGTTGCATGACTTTCTGTTGCATTTCAGATTGAGCTTGCTGTGCCTGCTGTGTTGCTTGAGTAAATTCATCTTCCGTAGCTACAAAATCATCAATCTGTTTAAAGCCTGTAGCATTAATAAATTTCCTGCAAATACTGTGTATCTGTTTTGGCCCCATAAGACCCGGATATTGAGCATTAAGCCCACCAAGGACACCAAGTACCATTTGTATCTTCTGCGCTTCCTGTATACCTATTGAGGCTTCCACGCCCATATCAACAGTAGCTATTATCTTGCCTTGTATCATGTCCGGCGTCACTTCAACTTCAACGCCATTAATCTTCGTCTTAAAAGGATCTTCAAGATATAGCTGATATAGCTTGGCGCATTTTACATAGAAATCTTTTAACCCTACTTCTGCAAAAATACGCCCAATTAACTCAAGCCTTTGTATAGTAGTCGTTTCTAAATGATGTATTTCTGTAGCTGTATTAGAACTGGTCTGAGGCTGAAGTCCATGAACACCTGTCCTGTTCTCTTTCATCTTATCGACATATTCAAGAAGAGATATGCCTGCACTAGGACTGAAAGCATTCTGGAACAGATTCGTT